GCCTACTCCTTTAAGGAGAAACATTATGGGAATGCTACTTAGACGCAGATATGAGGAACACAACAATGTCACCACGACAAAGGTTCTTCATGAAGAGAAGAAAGTAGAAAAGGCAACAGAGTCCGTTGAGGATGAGAAGCCTAAAACCGTCAAAAGAGGCAGACCAACCAAGCAGTAAAGGATAAGGACGCTGATTATGGATGAGATCAAGCAGAGAGTAATGGAAATGCTTTTCGACTATCTGAAAGAGTCGGAAGATAGCACCATGGTTAGTGTCTTTGCCGACAGAGCAATGATGGCTTTCAAGGAATACAAGAATTATCCCGATACATGGGATGATGACTCCATTATTGCTGACATGACCAAGCATATCAGTTGCATTACGGACTTAGCGTTGTATGAGTGCATCCAGCAAGGGGCCGAGTTTCAATCGATGCACATCGAGTCCGGCTTATACCGTATGTGGAATAACAAAGGCAATGTATTCACGCAACATCGTATCGTTCCGTTTGTGACTGTATAGAAAGACGGTGCATGGTACAGGCCCTCCACTGTATCGTAGGGAGTGCTTCTGTGGGCGGTTGGGCAAGGCACTAAAATTTTGGGGGAAGAGACATGAGGTGTTTACTTAGGCAGACTCAAGAGTTATGGTTTTCTGTCAAATCCATGGGATATACAGGCATTGATGAGACTTCGGTTTACACCAAGCCTGAGATGCACAAGTTTTCGGTTTCTGCCACAGGCAGTACTCCTGAAGACTATGCAGTCGGTATTGTCCCTGATTACGACAGATACATAACATCTTTTGACCGCAAGTTTCAGCCGATTGAAGGTATGCAGGTTTGGGTGGATGTTTCGCCGGAACTCGACAAAGATGGAAATCTTGTCATGACAGATGACGGTGAGCCGACCATACCGCCGGATTATACGCTCAAGCGTAAAGTCGATACCAAGATGGGCAATGTGGCTCGATACCTTATCAAGAAAAATGGTGACGAGGTAGGTGATTACCGTGGTTATCAAGATTGATGCTTTATCAGCAGAATCGCTTACCAAGGCCGCCAAAAGGGTAGAGAGGCTACAAAGGCGGTACGAGAACAAGAATAGAGAGTTTGTCAGAGAATTGCTCAAGGCGGGTATAAGTGTTGGACAACAGCACTTAGTTGGTGCAGGAGATTCTGATCCACCCGATTTCAATGAGCCTCATGTAATGATGGGTAACACTGGTGGTGTTATGACCGCAACTCTCAGACTTAGAGGTGAGGATGTCGCTTTCGTTGAATTTGGAGCCGGTATCCATTACAACGGGCATCCTGGTGATTCTCCACATCCTTTAGGAGCGGAGTTAGGATACACGATTGGATCATATGGTCACGGTCATGGTTTTGAGGAGTATTGGATGTACACAGACGAGAACGGCATCGATGTCGTATCTTACGGTACAGAAGCCACAATGCCTCTATTCCATGCAGAGCAAGCCATAAAACAGCAATTTGTATCCATAGCAAAAAGCGTATTTGGGAGTAGATGATTATGGCAACTATCATTCAAAATCCCATCGAGGAAATATATGGACGATTCGTTTCCGAGTGCGTTGAAAACGAAGTCATTGATGCAAACAAGATTTCCTTCGGAGCATCAAATGTTGGTGCCGTTCTTCCGTGGGTGGCCTTCAAGCCTATGACCAACTACACATGGTTGCAGGCAAGGGACCTCTCCAATAACGAAGCCGGAATCATTGTCAACGTACAGGTAGAATGCTTCGCAAAGACAGAATCCAAAGCGATGAAACTTGAAGATGATACAAAGCAGATTCTTTTCAATATGGGATTCTACTCCACAGGCTTTGCACAGCGTTTCAAAAACAATGAGGTCCACAGGTATATAGGTCGATACGACCTTAGATATACTGGCGAATTACTTGATTTGTCAGAACTATAAACACATAACTGGCTCTCAATCGGTGGGAGTCACTGACCACAGATTATTAGGAGGTTGATTATGTCTGCGAAAGCACATAATACGATTGGCACAATTCTTAAATTCGGTACTACAGCAAACTCACTGACCGAGCTGTGCAAGATCAAGACTACTCCTCAGCTTAACGGAGAGAGAGAGCAGATTGAAAGTACAGACCTTACAGATACGGCCCAGACATTCGTAAACTAAGTGCGACTTCAAGCAGTAATGCTTGTCGAATAACTCCTTTAATTACTGGAAACCCCTTGGAAGTGGACGAGCCAAGGGCAATCAGTAGCCAAGCATCAAAAGATGAAGGTTCAACGACTATCCCGAAAGGGAGTACACTCAAGCGAGTGGAAATGGGGAGCATCCTACCAGGATGGTGATATAGTCTGACCTATGCGTATAGATAAAGGCATAGCAGTTCCGAGAGAACGGTATCGGCGTAGCGAACCGATGCGAACATAAATGGCCTGGAGTCCAGTCGGTCGAGAATATGCAGTTTACTGCAAACTTTACACTGGAGGCTTATACATCCCTGAAAACCAATGCACTTACTGATGGCTTCTTCGAGATCGATTTTGTCTCCGCAGGTGCAAAGGCAACTTGGGAAGGACAGTACGATGTATATGTCAACGAGACAGAGGTTAATGGCCTCATCGAAATGACGATCACGGTTTATCCGTCCACTGTTGTCACCATCGCCGCAGTGTCTACTACATAAGCCAACATCAAATAAATAACTGGGAGGGCAGTTATGTATATTTTCAAGATTCACGGCAAAGAATACAGGGTTCGATTCACATACCGGATGATTTGCAAGGATGACCTTCTTGACAAAGTTTCAAATCTCGACCTTGAGAACATGGACGCAAGAGGCATCGTTGACAAACTCACAACCACTACCGCAGAACTTCTGCTTGCCGGATTGCAGAAATATCACAAGGACGAGTTTGGATATAAGGACGAAAAAGAGAAAGAACAGCGTATCGAGGATATGCTTGATCTCTTCGATGACTATGAGGACGAGTCCACTGAGGATAACGAGCAGTCTGCGGCATCTCTGTTTAGGGACCTTCAGGGTGAACTGGAGAAGAACGGTTTTTTATCCATGATGATGAGAGCCGCAACCGAAGCGGAGACGATGGAGAAGACAGCGGATACGGTGAAGAAGGATATGGAGAACGAATCAGCGAGAGTGATCGCTATGGAACCTATCGAGAACGAGTAACACACATAACTCTCCCTTACTTCCTAATGTTGGGAGTGAGTGAAGAGAAGTTTTGGGAGTCAATCCCTGTGGAACTTGAGCCATATCGAGATATGGACGAGATGCAACAGAAGCGTATCGACTATCAGATGTGGCAGATGGGTGCATATATCACCAAAGCCGTAAGCGTTGCTGTAGACAACGTTCTCAATGGCAGAAAATCGAGGTCTAAGTACTTCGATAAGCCATTCAGCGCAGAAGAGGTTGATGATAAACCAAATCCCGAAAGGGAATTTAATAGATTCTGTGCGTGGGTAGCTGTCTATAACGAGAATTTCAAGAGACAGAATGGGCAAGGGTAAAACCTTGCCTATTTTTTTATGGAGTAAACGCTATGGCATCTCAAAAGATTGACGAATTACAATTACAAATCGGCTCTGACGCTAGTGATGCCATAAGGCAATTAGGGAATTTAGCTTCTGCCCTTAATATTGCGGCAGACGCAGCTTCTAGGCTTGGTACTGCGTCGGGGAATTTACAGAGATTCGCAAACGGTCTTGATAGGATTGCCAATGCGAATTTCAACAAAGCTGTAGATGGTCTTACAAGACTGTCACACCTCAAACTTGACAATCTCAAAGATAAGACTGTAAACATCCAGGTAGCTGTAAGTGGTGCTAGTGAAGTTGAAAGACTGAAATATGCCACACAGGATGCGGCAAAGGATGTGAGCAGACAGGCTAAGACAATAGCCGAGTCTCTTGGTCAGAGATACAATGTCAACACAGAAGGTATCAAGGAACTAACCACAGAGGTCAAGGACCTTGTACAAGCACTGGCGGCAAAAGATGCTGATAGTGCTAATGTAATTTGGGAGAAGATGTTTAATACCATTGCTGAAAAAGGAGCAATGAGCATCGCCCAAATACAAGGTGTTGAGAAGGAATATCAGCAGTTACTTGATATGATTTCAAACAAGAAATTTGATCCTTCTAACATCGGTTCAGGTGTTGAGCATCTTGCTGGATTAGGTTTTCTGGGAAATCTGAAAAAGGGTGCCGCCGGCGTTGATAGTGACTGGTCAGAGATGATGGATGAGAGCGGAAACGCTCTTGAATCGTTCGATAGCAAAGTAAATAACACAGCAGATATGCTTTTGAGACTTGCTGAAATTGCAAAACAGGCTCGCGAGGCATTGAAGCTACAACCGTTATCCGGAGATGCCCTGGAAAGTGCTTCTTGGGACGTGCAGAGCGTCATGGAACAGGTTTCCTCTAAGCTGGAGAGTTCCATAGACAAGCATATGCGAAACTCCGCTACGAAGATTCCGATTGACCTTGATGTTGACCAGGCTCGATTTGAACAGCAGATTCAGAATGCTATCAATAAAGCCACAGACAGCAAGACATATACAGCCAAACCAATCAAATTCAATATTGATGGGCAAAAACTGAGAGATACCGTTGAAGCGGCATTTTCACGGGTGGACATTGCTAAATTACCTCAGTTTGCGAGTGGTTTTGAAAAAGTATCGCAAGCAATATCCACGATGAACCAAGCCAACTTTAACGACACTGGCATCACTAAGTTTACAAACTCGCTCAAGAGATTGATTTCTGTTGACACAAGTAAATTTAATTCCAGTGCGCTAGAGAGCGTTGCTAAGACGGTAGCTGATATTTCCAAAATTGGAAACATATCAGACAGTCTCAATAAGTTTGTTTCTGCAATCGCTAGACTGGCTAACGCAGGCGATAAAGCCGAGAAAACCGCCACTGGTATGCAAGTTCTAGTGCCTAGACTTAAAGAAGCAGCTGTGGCAATGAAGAAAGTTGGAGAGATTAATCCTACAATCTCACAATTTATTTCTTCTCTCGCTCATCTAGCTACGGCCGGAGAAAAAGCCGGACAGACAGCAATGAATCTCAAGGACCTTACCACTGCGGTTCTTGACTTCCTTAACGCTCTTCAGAATGCCCCTCAGATTAACGACAACCTTGCGATGACAATTCAAGGTTTAGGAAATCTTGCGATAGCTGGAAAGAAAACAGGACAGGCACTCAACGAAGCCACTGGTTCATCGGGGTCCGCTCCTGGATGGAAAGCATTAGGTGTTGCGTCCAATACTGCCGTATCGGGCATGAAGAAACTGCTCGATGTATCGCTGAAGCTTGGTGGCAGAGGTGCTTCTGCACTTGGGTCCTTCATGGGCAAACTTGGACTTATACCTTCTTATGCAAATGGAATTGATAGGACTGCACTTAGCTTTGGCAATCTTCTAAGGTCAGTACTTCCATTCTTTGGAATCAGAGGTGCGTTCGACTGGCTGAAAGAAGCTGTCAAGACGGGATCATCTCTCGTTGAAATTGAGAACGTCATTGACACTGCATTCGGAAGTTTGAAGAAAGGCTACGAGGATATATCGGGTTATGTCTATAATTGGGCGAAAGGCACGATTGACGCATTCGGTGTATCTGAGTTAGCAGCGAAACAGTACGCCGGACGTTTGATGTCTATGTTCAACTCTTCGGGTTTTGACATTTCCGAGGGAATGAGAGACAGTGCGGCTAAGATGTCCACAGACCTTATTGAGCGAGCTGGTGACGTTGCATCGTTTTACGACATTACCGTTGACGAAGCAATGACCAAATTTCAAGCAGGCTTGGCCGGTCAGACTAGACCGTTACGTGCGCTTGGAGTCAACATGAGCGTAGCCAACTTGCAAGCCTACGCACTCAGTCAAGGCATCACACAGTCTTGGCAGAGTATGGATCAAGCTACGCAGATGGCACTTCGTTATCAGTACATCCTTAATGCGACACAGTACGCACAGGGAGACTTCGCAAGAACTTCGGGTAGAGTGTGTGCCCCTTGTTACCGTAAGGTAGCATAGCAAATCGAGCAAAATCGGTGAAAGCTAAGTTGAC